GCGTGAGCACTACCAGGCGGAGCTGGCGAAGCTGCAGGTAACGCAGCAGAGGGGCGAGCTGGTGCCTGCTGATGATGTGAAAAAGGAAGCGTTCAAGATGGGCCGCAGTGTGCGTGAGGCGCTGGCGAATTTGGCGGATCGATTGAGCCACCAGCTAGCGGGCGAGACGGATCCGACGGTGATCCATCAGGTGCTGACGCAGGAGCACCGTGCAGCGCTTGTGGAGCTGTGTGATGGCTGATGCGTGGCGTGATGGATTCTTCGAGGGGCTGCGGCCTGAGCAGCCGCTGACGGTGAGTGAGTGGGCGGATCGATATCGGAAGCTGAGCAGCAAGGCAAGTGCGGAGCCGGGGCCGTGGCGAACGGATCGGACGCCTTACCTGCGTGAGCCGATGGATTGCCTGAGCAGCGAGAGCTCGGTGCAACGGGTGGTGATGATGTTTGCGGCGCAGACGGGCAAGACGGAGGCGGGGAGTAACTGGCTGGGATATGTGATTGACCATGCGCCGGGGCCGATGCTGTGTGTGCAGCCGACAGTGGAGATGGCGAAGCGGCTGAGTAAGCAGCGGCTCGAAAGCATGATCACGGAGACGCCGTGTTTGGCGGCCAAGATCGCGCCGGCCAGGGCGCGTGACTCTGGCAACACGATGTTTAGCAAGGAGTTCAGCGGCGGGATCATGCTGCTGACCGGGGCGAACAGTGCCACCGGCTTGCGATCAGCACCGTGCCGGTATTTGTTCTGCGATGAGGTGGATGGCTTCCCTGCTGATGTGGATGGTGAGGGCGATCCGGTGAGCTTGGCGGAGCGGCGGACGACGACGTTCGCGCGGCGGAAGATCCTGCTCACCAGCACGCCGACGGTGAAGGATTTCAGCCGGATCGAGGCGGAGTATCAGCGGAGCGATCAGCGGCGGTTCTATGTGCCGTGTCCTGCGTGCGGCGCGATGGAGTGGTTGAAGTGGAGCCAGTTGAAATGGGATGACGGGCGGCCGCAGTCTGCTCGGTATCAGTGCGAGCACTGCAGCGAGCGATTCGCTGAGATGCACAAGCCGGCGATGCTGCGCGGTGGTGAGTGGCGGGCGACAGCACCGAGCAATGGGCGCACGGCTGGATTCCATTTATCGGGGCTCTACAGCCCGCTGGGCTGGTGCAGCTGGGAGCAGCTGGTGGATGACTTCCTGCGGGCCAAGGGCGATGCGCCTGCGTTGAAGTCGTTCGTCAACACACGGCTGGCAGAGACGTGGGAGGAGGACTACGCGGCGAAGGTGAGCGCCGATGGATTGATGGCGCGGCGGATGGATTACAAGCCCGGCATCTGCCCGGCTGGCGTGGTGCTGCTGACAGCTGGCGTGGACGTGCAGGACAACCGCCTAGCGGTGAGTGTGTGGGGCTGGGGTGAGGGCGAGACCGGATGGCTGGTGTGGCATCAGGAGCTGATGGGCGACCCGACGCAGACGGAGGTATGGGAGCAGCTGGATCAGGTGATCGCGACTGAGTGGGAGACGGAGAGCGGGCGAAGCCTGAAGCTGGCGCAGGTTGCGGTGGACTCTGGCGGCCACTGCACGCATGAGGTGTACCGATACGTGCGTGACCGCGTGAGCCAGGGCGTGGTGGCGATCAAGGGCAGCAGCAGGCGCAACAGTCCCGCGGTAGGCAAGGGCAGCAAGGTGGATGTGAATTGGCGCGGCCGGGTGATTAAGCGCGGCGTGACGCTGTATCAGCTGGGCACCGACACGATCAAGACGACGTTGTTCGGTCGGCTCCGCCATAACGAGACAAAGGGCGGGCTGAACTTCGGACTCGCTGCCGATGATGAGTATTACCGGCAGCTCACGAGTGAGCGGCAAGCGTTGCGATATCACCGGGGCTTTCCGATCAGGGAGTGGGTGAAGAAAGCGGGTGATCGAAATGAAGCGCTTGATTGTGCGGTGTATGGCTACGCGGCGATGTTGATCTATGGGCGGAGGATGAATAAGGCGACGATGTGGGAACAGTTGAGAGTTCAGTTGGAGGAGGGCAAGAGAGCACCGCTAAGATCAAGGAAGCAACAGCCGGCAGCGGCTGGGCCTGGCTTTGTTGGCAACTGGTAGCCGTGAACATTCCCGCGACAATCAGGGCAGGCGACACGGTCAAGTGGCGTGATATTGCTGGCGTTGACAATCTGGGCAATGCGGTCAGCAGCGGCACGTGGACGTTGACTTACTACCTGCGGACAAACACTGCTAGCGAGGGTGCCACGGTGGTAGGCACTGCCTATGGCACTGGATGGGAGTTCACCATCGCTGCTAGCACCAGCGCCGGGTTCGATGCTGGGCAGTGGTATTGGCAGGCGATAGCTACAGCCGGCAGTGAGAAGGTGACGCTGGGTGCTGGCCAGCTGACTGTTGAGGCAGCGCTGTCATATGCCGGGTCGCCTGGTGCTTTTGATGGGCGGTCGCAAGCGCAGATCGATTTGGATGCAGTGCAGGCTGCAATCCGCGCGATTGTTAGCGCTGGCGCGAAGCAATACACAATCGGCAGCCGCAGCTTCACCAAGCTGGATCTGAGTGAGCTGATGGAACGCGAAAGTAAGCTGAAGGCTGAGGTGAAGCGCGAGCAGATGGCGGACCTGATCGCTAACGGCTTGGGCAATCCGCACAACCTATTCGTGAGGTTCTGATGGGATTGCGGACGCGGCTATTCAAGGCGATGGGTTTTGAGCCGACGCGGCCACGTGCGCGGGCGTATCAAGGTGCGCGTGTCAGCAGGCTGACGGCTGACTGGGTGACAAGCGGCACGAGTGCCGACAGCGAAATCAAGAGCAGCTTCAAGGCGCTGCGCAATCGTGCGCGTCAGTTGTGCCGTGACAACGACTATGCGCGGCAGGCGCTGCGGAGCATCCAGAACAATGTGATCGGGCACGGCATCAAGCACCAGTCACAGGTGCGGATGCTGCGTGGCGGCCGTCTCGATGAGGCGATCAACGGCCAGATCCACGAGGCATGGGAGCGGTGGATGCACAAGAGCCGCTGTGATGTGAGCGGCCTGCTGGGCTTCCACGATATGGAGCGCCTGCTATGCCGCAGTTTGGCGGAGAGCGGCGAGGTGTTCGTGCGGATGATCCGCAAACCGTTTGGCGGGTCGCGCGTGCCGTTTGCGCTGCAGGTGCTTGAGGCGGATTACCTGATCGACGACGATATTCCGCAGGCCGCGGCCGGTAACACGGTGCGAATGGGCATCGAGGTTGATGGCTACCTGCGGCCGCAGGCGTACCACTTCTACGCCAACCATCCGGGTGACACGTATGCGGGCAATCCACGCACCAATGGGCGCCGTGTGCGCGTGCCTGCTGATGAGGTGATTCATCTCTTCCTGCCGGAGCGGCCGGGGCAGACGCGTGGCGTGACATGGTTCGCCTCGGCGCTGATGCGGCTGCACATGCTGCAGGGCTATGAGGAGGCTGAGGTGGTGCGGGCCAGGGCCAGCAGCGCGCTGATGGGATTCATCCAATCGCCCGAGGGTGAGCTGATTGGTGATGAGGTGTATGAGAACGAGCGCGTGAGCGACTTCCAGCCTGGTGTGTTCAAGTATCTGGCGCCGGGCGAAAGCGTGACGGTGCCGGATCTGAATGCACCTGATGGGCAGCTGGAACCATTCACCCGTTCGATGTTGCGCGCTGTGGCGGCTGGCGTTGGGGTGAGCTTCGAGAGCATTAGCAAGAACTTCTCAGAGAGCAACTACAGCAGCAGCCGGCTGAGCTTGCTGGAGGAGCGCGATACGTACAAGGTGCTGCAGCGGTTCTTCATTGAGAACTTCCATCAGACCGTTTACGAGAACTGGCTCGAGATGGCGGTGTTGAGCGGTGAGCTCAAGCTGCCCGCGTATGAGACGAACCCTGATCGTTACCGCGCCAGCCGCTGGATTCCGCGCAGCTGGGAATGGGTGGATCCCCAGAAGGAAGTCAACGCCTATAAGGACGCGGTGCGCTGTGGCTTTAAGACGCTGGGCCAGGTGATCAGCGAGCAGGGCGGCGATCTTGATGATGTGCTGGTGGCGCGTCAAGCTGAGCTGGCGATGCTGGATGAGATGGATATTGTGCTTGACACCGATCCCAGCGAGGTAAATGCTGGCGGCGGTTCACAACCTGCGGTGACGATGGGCGGTCAGCCGGCATTTGAGGATACGGAAGCGCCGATGAAAGAGGAGGAGTACGAAGAGCAATCAGTTCTCGAGGATCCGCTCGAAGGGCCAGAAGACTGATGGCAAACATCGCCGGCATTGAGATTGACCTGATGCCAACAGAAGGCATGAGGGAAGAGGCGCAGCGCTACCGCGATTGGAATGCTGATGGCAAGGCAGGCGGCACTGAGGTTGCGGCACGCCGCGCCGGCCAGATCCTGAGTGGCGATGAACTGAGTCCCGACACGGTGATCACGATGGCGGCATGGTTCGCCCGCCATGAAGTTGACAAGCAAGGCGAGGGATTCAGCCCTGGCGAGGATGGCTATCCATCAGCTGGCCGCGTCGCATGGGCCGCATGGGGTGGTGATGCCGGGCAGAGTTGGGCGAATGAGAAGGCGGATAGAATCAAGGCATTGCAGGATAGACAAATGGAAGAGGCGCGCCCCTATCCAAATGAACATGCCGCGAGGTTGACTGATCCTGATCAGTACGACGAACTGCGTCGTGAGAATGACGCCGGCGGCGATGGCATTGATTTCATCTACGGCATCAAGGAAGGCGAAAGCGAGATCCAAGCAGTGCGGTTTGATGCACAGCAGTTCACTCCAGAGGAAGCGCGCACCTGGCTAAGCGAGCACGACATAGATCCGATCATGTTTGAGGAAGCAACGGGCGAGGAGCGCGACATGCCCGGCATCGGTCGCCATCAACGCGCTGAGATCACAACCTTTGATGAGGTTGAGGATCGCACTTACGAGTTTCCATTCAGCTCTGAGTATCCCGTTGCCCGTTACTTCGGCAATGAGATCTTGAGCCACGAAGGCGATGCTGCTGATCTCAGTCGTCTGAATGATGGTGCGCCGCTGCTGTTTAATCACAATCCTGACAAGGTCATCGGCGTTGTGGAGCGTGCATATATCGATGGCAAACGTCGCCGCGGTTATGCACGCGTGCGCTTCAGCCGCAACCCATTCGCTCAGGAAGTCTTGAGTGATGTGAGAGATGGCGTTTTACGGAACGTCTCTTTCGGCTACTCCATTGACAAAATGGAGGAGCGCAGTAGCGGCGATTTCGTTGCTACTGCATGGTCTCCTTATGAAGTGTCTGTTGTCTCGGTGCCGGCTGATCCCGGCGTCGGGATCGGCAGATCCTTAGAGGCCGAGCAAGCTGCCTCGGCAGCACCTACACCTGATCCCATTCCTGCAATGGAAAACACCACCCCTGATCTGGCAGTGGTGCGGGCCGAAGCCGCTGAGGCTGAGCGCTCCCGCATCGCTGGCATTTCTGCACTGACCGAAAAGCACGGTATGGCCGACCTCGGCCGCCAGCTGATCGAGTCTGGTCGTTCTATCGACGAGGCCCGCGCTGCTGTGCTCGACAACCTCGACATCAAACAGGAGCCTGTGAACATGAGCGCCGCTGAAATCGGCCTGACTGAGAAGGAGAGCCGCAGCTTTTCTTTCATGCGTGCCATTAACTATCTGGCCAACCCGACCGACCGCGCCGCTCGCGAGGCTGCTGCGTTCGAGATCGAGGCATCTGAAGCTGCTGCCGCGAAGCTCGGCCGTCAGTCCCGTGGCATCACCATCCCTCAGGATGTGCTGCGCCGTGACCTGAACGTCGGTGCTGCAACCGCTGGCGGCAACTTGGTTGCTACTGAGCTGGATGCTGGCAGCTTCATCGATCTACTGCGCAATGCCTCCGCTCTGGATCAGGCAGGCGCCACCGTGCTGACCGGCCTTACCGGCAACGTGGCCATTCCCCGCCAGTCCGGTGCTGGCACTGCTTACTGGGTTGCTGAATCCGGCGCTCCCACCGAGTCGCAGCAGACTGTGGATCAGGTGAGCCTGACTCCTAAGACCGTGGCTGCATTCACTGACTACAGCCGCCGCCTGATGATCCAGTCCTCCATTGATGTGGAGAACATGGTGCGCACCGACCTGGCACGTGTGCTGGCTCTCAAGATCGATCTGGCTGGTCTCTATGGCACCGGCTCCAATGGTGAGCCCCTCGGCCTGAAGTTGACCACCGGTATCGGCACTGAGGACTTCGCCGCTGACACCCCTACATTCGCTGAGGTGGTGGCACTTGAGAGCGACGTTGCAACCGCCAACGCTCTGCTCGGCAACCCCGTCTACCTGATGAACGCTGCCATGCGCGGCGGTCTTAAGACCAAGGCCAAGGATGCAGGCTCCGGTCTGTTCGTCATGGAAGGCAACGAGGTGAACGGCTATCAAGGCGTTCTCTCCAATCAAGTTGCCTCCGGTGATCTGTGGTTCGGCAACTTCGCTGACCTGATCATCGGCTACTTCTCCGGCCTGGATCTGATGGTGGATCCCTACACCAACAGCACCTCCGGCACCGTGCGCGTGGTGGCTATGCAGGATGTGGACATTGCCGTCCGTCACCCTGAGTCGTTCAGCCGCGGCAACAACACCCTCTGATCATGTTGATCAAGGTCTTACGGCAAACGATGCTGGCGGGCCGGGTCGTCAAAACTGGGGAAGTCCTAGAGGCTTCCCCCTCTGACGCCAAACTCCTGATCGGTATCGGCAAAGCTGTTGAGGCTGTTGCCTCTGTAGTAGACGCAGTTGAGACCATTGCTCAACCTGCACCTAAACCAACCACCCCCCGACGGAGGGCAAAATCATGACCATCCACAACCTCGGATCTAAGACCGATCTGCTCGAGCTGCACAACAACGCTGTTGTGGCATCCACCGGCGCTGGCACCCCTGCCAACGTTGATCTCGTGGATTATGAGGGCGACATTGCCTTCATCATCGATGCAGCTGCTGCCGGCTCTGGCGTCACCCTGACTGCCAAGATCCAGCACAGCAACACCACCACTTCCGGCGATTTCGTGGATGTGACTGGTGGCGGCTTCACCGCTGCTGCCGCTAACACCGCATTCCAAGAGAAGATCTACCTGAACAGCAACGATCTCCGTCGTTACGTTCGCGTGCTCTTCACTGTGACCGGCGGCACCGGCACCGGCGCCGTTTCCGTGGTGGCTCTCGGCTCTAAGAAGTACAGCTGAGCATGGCATTCACTGAGGATCTGGATGTGTTCCTCGCAGATTTCGGCGTCAGCTGCACGGCTGGCGCTGTTACTGCGAAGGGAATCCTGGACATGCCTAGCCAGGTGATCAGCGATGGGATGGTGCTCAGCACTGACTACACGCTGACGGCCAGAACCTCAAACTTCGGCAGCCTCATTCGCGGCGATTCAATCACTGTGGATGGGGCTGCTTACACCGTCAGAGAGACCATGCTCATGGATGACGGCAAGTTTGTACAACTCGGATTGCAGAAGACATGAGCGGTCCATTCAAGGTCAACACCAGAAGCCAATGGGCAGCGCTGAATCCTGTGCTGATGACAGGAGAGCCTGGCCTTGAGAGTGATACGCAGAATCTGAAGATCGGCAATGGCCTGACGCCATGGAGCAAGTTGCCGTACCACGGCTGCCCTGGCTACTGGGGATCGTTCTGGGATACGACATCACAAGTTGCGGCGGCGATCAACACTGCCTATCCGATTTTTTTACGACAGGTTGATCTGACAAGCCGTGGCGTAAGAATCGTCTCAGACAGCCGGATCACGGTTGACCATCCGGGAATCTATAGCTTCACGTTCTCGATCCAGTTCAGCAATAGTGACGCGCAGATCCATGACGTGAACGTCTGGTTGCGCAAGAACGACAGTGGCACTAGCGGAGATGTGCCTGCTAGCGACAGCAAGTTCAGTGTCATTTCCAGCCATGGAGGCGTGGAAGGCAACGTTATCGGCACCGTAAACTTTGTGCTGGGCTTGGTAGGTGGTGACTACATTGAGCTGATGTGGATGACCAGCAATGTGGCAGCCTATATAAATGCCGATCCGGCATCAAGTAGCCCGGCACATCCCAGCATCCCCGGCATCATCTGCACAGTGGTGCAGGTTGCCTCGGCATAACCATGACTACCAAGCGCGAACAGGTACTGACCGCGATCCGCACGGCGCTCACCGGAACTACCGGCGTCAGCACCCGGATCTATCGCAGCAGGGTGGAACCACTGAGCCGCGGCGAAAGCCCGGCGCTTGTGATTGAGCCGATCTCGGATACAGCGCAGCAGAACACCAGTCTTCCCACGCTGGATTGGAGCCTGACGGTACGGATTGCGGTGATCGTGCGCGGCACCGTGCCGGATCAGACGGCTGATCCGATCATTGAGAGCCTGCACGCCAAGATGATGGCCGATCTCACCCTGGGCGGATATGCCATTGATGTGCAACCGCAATCGGTGAGCTTCGAGATGGTGGAAGCTGATCAACCGGCTGGCGTGATTGGCTGCGAATATCTTGTGCGTTATCGCACCTCAGTCACCAATTTGACTATTAGCTGAGCCGGCTACGATGGGTTGAAAGATTCCATCCGGCCAAGCCATGCCGCTGCTTTCCCGCCGCCAGCTGCTGCTGGCCAAAGCTGAAACCACATACGGAACCGATCCGACTCCAACCGCTGGCGCCAACGCCATTCTGGTTCGGAATATTGAAGTGACACCGCTTGAGGCTGACACTGTTAGCCGTGAGTTGATCCGTCCTTACCTGGGCCAATCTGAACAGCTGCTGGCGCAAACCCGTGTGCTGATCAACTTTGAGGTGGAGCTTGCAGGGTCTGGCACTGCTGGCACGCCCCCGGCATATGGCCCACTGCTGAAAGCATGTTCGTTTACAGAGACGGTTGCCGCTAGCACTAGCGTGACCTATGTGCCAAACAGCAGCACCTCACCCGGCTCAGTCACCATCTACTTCAACAACGATGGCGTGCTGCACAAAGCGACTGGCTGCCGAGGCACATTCTCCCTGAACTGCACAGTGGGCGAGATCCCCACTATCGCGTTTGAGTTCACAGGCATCTACAACGCACCGACCGCATCGGCTATCAGCACACCGACCTATTCGGCTCAGGCTGATCCGGTGGTGTTCAAGCAGGGCAACACCACTAGCTTCCAAGTGTTCAGCTATGCCGGTTGCCTTCAGAGCTTCACGATGGAATTGGCCAATGAGCTGGTGTATCGCGAGCTGGTGGGCTGCACGAAAGAGGTAATTATCACCAACCGCGCCCCTGCTGGCGAGGTGATGATCGAGGCCGTTTCAGTCAGCGCTCACAATTTCTTCAACGACGCTACCGGCAACAGCACTGGAAACCTCACGTTCCAGCACGGCCAGACTGCAGGCAACATCATCACATTTACCGCCAGCCAGATCGATCTGGGCAACCCGTCCTACAGCGATGAGGATGGCATCCAGATGCTGACCCTGCCATACATTGCCACTCCGACCGATTCGGGCAATGATGAGATGCAACTAGTCTTCACCTGATCCGCGTGGCATTTGTCCTCAAGCAGTCGGACTCCTACACCTGGCCGGTGAGCATTAAGCTTCCGGCCAATGGTGGGAAGCGAGAGCGGCAGACATTCGATGCTGAGTTCAAACGGTTGCCCCAGAGCCGCATCAATGAGATTCAGCGCGAGGTGCAGTTGCGCGTTAAGGCGAACGAAAAGGGCGAGGACACTGGCGAGGGTATCAGCGATCAGAGCATTGCTGATGAGATCCTCGTCGGCTGGGATGGAATCATCGATGGCGATGGTGAGCCAGTGCCATTCAGCAATGCGGTAAAGGCGCAGCTGCTGGACGTGCCGATGATGGCCGGCGCATTGGTTGCCGCCTACTTCGAGTCGCTGGTGGAGCAGAAGAGAAAAAACTGATCGGGGCCGCTGAGCATTGGCTCGGTGGCATGGAGATCGATGAGACCGCAAAAGATGCGGCAATCTTCGGCATCGAACCACCACCGAGCAAAGCGGCCGTGAACTTCGAGGTGGAGCCTGAAGCATGGGCAGCCGTGCTCGTGTTCCTCAAAGTGCAGACGCAATGGCGCACTGATTCCGGCACCATGATCGGCCTCGACTATGGCGCCGTGCGCTGGGTGTTTGATCTGCTGCAGGTTGCTGATGCGGCCAATGTTCTAGGTGACCTGCAGATCATTGAGGCTACAGTGGTTGCAGCAATCAACAAGCGCAAGAAGTAGCCATGGCGCTGGACATGACAACCGCCCTCACGATCAGGGCAAAGGTTGACGGTCTGGCCCAGATCGAGAACCTTGACCGTGCGCTTGGCAAGGCAAATAAAGAAGCGACCGGATTGTCTGGCACATTCGGTCGGTTGAAGGGTGCAACAGCCGGTATCGGCGGAGCGCTTGGTGCATTGGTACCTGCTGCTGGCATCGCCGGCCTGACTGCAATGGGCAAGCGCGCCATTGATGCAGCCGACAACCTGAACGATCTCAGCCAGCGCACGGGCGTTGCGGTGCCGATCCTGAGCAAGTTTGGTGCAGCAGCACAAGATTCAGGCAGCAGCATTGATGAAGTTGCCAAGGCGATGGGGCGGCTATCAAAGGGGATTGTTGATCCTGCATCGAAAACCAATGAAGCATTGAAGGCGATTGGCATCAGCTCAACGGATGCTCAGGGCAAGATTCGCGGTGTTGACGCGATCATGCTCGACCTTGCTGATAAGTTCGCCAAGATGCCAGACGGTGCGCAGAAGACTGCGCTGGCCATGGAGCTATTCGGCAAGTCGGGCATGAACCTGATCCCAATGCTGAACGGCGGCCGTGATGCGCTCAGCCAATACTCAGCGACAATCGATACGGAAATGGCGCAAGCGGCTGATAAGTTCAACGATGCATTGAATGGCATCGCTCGATCTATTGCTGGCCCGTTCAATGAAGCGGTTACCGCGTTGCTGCCATACCTGACGCAGGTGGCGCAGGCCATTGCCGGATGGGCGCAATGGTTTGCAGGATTGCCTCAACCGGTTCAAAACCTTGTAGCTGGACTTGGCGCGTTGACTGCTGCGCTTGTGTTGTTTGGCCCCGCCATTGCATCAGTGCTCACGATTGTGACCACTCTTGGCCCATTGCTGGCTGGCATCGGCGCTGCCTTGGTTGGCATCCCTGCATTGATCGCTGGGTGGGCTGGTGCAATTGGCCCGCTCGTGGCTGGCCTTGGTACGCTCGGCCAGATCCTGATCGGTGTATTCAGTGGCCCTGTGGGATGGGTTGCGCTTGCTGTTGCTGCTGGCGTTGCGATCTACGTTTTCCGTGATCAAATCGGTCAAGCCTTTAAGGCCATCGGCGCAGTGCTGCAGCAAGCGGCGCAGGTATTTAAAAAAGTCTTTGTTGATCCATATATCACAGGATTCCAGTTAATTGTAGACTTTGTAAACGATAAGTTTGTGCAGCCTATTGCCAAGGCTATCAATGGGCTTGTTGAAGGCATTGCCAACGCGTTCAAAACCGTTAAAGATGCAATTACGGCGCCATTCAAAGCAGCGTTTGAATTAGTGCGCGGCATCGTCAATCAGATCCTCAATGGCATCGGCACAGCTATCGGCAGTGTGATCAACGCAATCAATGGCATTATTAGCGGCGCGAATGCTGCGCTGGCCAGGCTGCAGCTGCCACAGATCCCGCAGCTTCCGATGCCCCAGATCCCGCGCTTTGCTGAGGGTGGCGTGGTAAGTGGCCCGACCTTGGCCATGGTGGGCGAAGGCGGCGAGCCTGAATACATCGTGCCGCAATCCAAGGCTGGCGCGTTTGCTGCCAATTGGATGGCTGGTGTGCGTGGCCCGGCTGCAATCCCGCGGTTCGCTGAGGGCGGCATGGTGGTGCCAAACGGTGCCAGCGTAAGCATCCAAACCGGCCCTGTTACGCAGATGGATGGCACCAACTACGTGACCACCGACGATCTCAGTGCAGCGGTACAGGCTGGCGTCAATCAAACGCTGAGCTTGCTTGCAGGCGACAGCAGCGTGCGGCGTTCCTTGGGGCTGGCGTGATGGCTGAGTACGATCTGCTTTGCTTCCTTGAGTATTACGCGGACCGCAACAGCGTCTACAGCGGCGGCAAGCGCACGCCAACACGCCGCTGGCAGAACTTCTATCAGGTGCCGCAGGATATGTCGCTGATCGATAGCGATGTGCAGGGTGATTTTGTCTACATACCGTTCACCGCATCAGGCTTTGCTCTGCGTGCAGCCAATAGCATTGGCGATCTATCAATTGAGATTGCAGCCACTGGCGACGTGATTGATCTCACGGATACGGCGATTGGCACCAACCGCTTGGTTATCGCATCGCTCTACTTGCAGGATGCTGGCATGGATGCCGTTGATCCTGGTAGTGCTCAGCTGATCAGCCGTTACATTGGCGGCATTGATGGCGCACAGGTTGACGATGACTCAGTGTCATGGACGGTCAGTCCCATGATCGACAAGACAAAGCCACAGGTGCCAACGCGCAAGGTGGCATCTGATCTGATTGGGAGGTTTACGGGACGATGAACAGAATCATTGCGGCTGTGAAACTCAAAGTGCGATGCGTTGATGGCTGCACCCATGAAGGCGTCACATTAGCCGTTGAGGATAATCGCCGCGTTTATCTTGCTGCTGATGGCACGCAGTTAGAAGGCGTGCATTGCATTGATGAATGTGTGTCAGTGCTACCACCCAGAGTCCTGGCTGCAGTATTGAGCCAATGCAAGGAGTGTGAACAATGAGCAGGCTTTCACCGGCAAACAAATGGCTGGATCGGCTGACCGATAAAAAGCGGATTCGCCGCAGGCTTAAGCGTGCCAAGGGTGTTGTAAATACGACGCAAGATACCTGCGGCTATCCCGCGCCAAAGTCATCACCTAATCAATCAATCAGCAATAAAGACCGTTCGCCTGATAATCGCAAGACGCCAGATGCAGATCTTGGCGCAGAGCAGAGGATCGCTGTTGCTGGCGAAACGGTGCCGATCCTATTCGGCAAGCGCGTAAGCAATAGCGGCGGTGTCTGGATTCAGCCGGCGCTAGTCAAGGCAGGGTCCTATTTCTTTAAAGGCAGCTTCCTGTTCCCTGTGAGCCAGGGCGAAATCGTCAGCAGCCCAGTCAAGCACCGCACATGGGTTGGTTTGCGCTGCATGGCGTTTTTAGAAGATCAGACGATCACAATCAGCAATATCTACAACAGCGCCGCCACGTTGGCAGCATCGCCAGGGACGTGTCCAATTCTCGGCGCGGGGTTGTATTGTGGAAATGAGACCTATTCCTATATAACAAACGGCATTGGCATATCTGGCGAGTATGTTGTAAGGGACGACTATGGCGCCACAACTTATAGCGGGTTCAGGCATATAGCTAGAGGCACTGGCGACACAACAAATACTGTAATTCTTGCGACCTTAAAAGTATTTGACAACATTACAGGATCGGACATAACCTCGTCTTGGGATGCCTATTATGGGCATCCGCCGGGCTTGCAATTTGCTTTCAATATACGAGCTACACCTTTTGCTTCCCCTCCATGCGGCGCCGTTGGCGTAACTGAAGATGATATTGCAGTTGTAGGATATGCACCTCCTTACACTCCTGCAGAGCTTGCCGGAATAGGATTTAGTGGCAGTGTCACTTTTGTTTATACAACCGTTAGCGTTGACAACCAATTTGATCCGAGTTTGCCCCCAAGCACTGGCACTCTTACTACGGTTCAAGAAGAGTATGTCGTTAGCAAATATCCTGACCCATCTAGTACGCCAACGGCTGATAACTCATCATACGCAGACATCACATTCTTAAAGATCGTCGGCGATATTTATGATCCACCAGATGGCGGTTCTTATCCCACCACCACGCGACAGATCTCGATCTACTACGAGCAAGGCGTCCGCGTGGCGCTCTACAGCGTGGATGCAGCTGGTAGCACGCAAGGTGCCAGCAACCAGCTAGTGGATCTGGCTATGTATCTGTTCACCAGCTTCAAACGGCAGACGGCTGGCACAACACCTGATGTATCCCGACCAATCCTGACCACGAACATGCCATCGCTGGCGACGTTCTGCAATAACTACAGCCTGCAGTTCAACGGCATCATTTCCGAATCGGTCAACATCATTGAACTGATCGCAGAAACTGCGCCGTTTTTCCTGTTGTCATTCATTTCAACTGGCGGGCAATATCGTTTTGCTTCGGTGTTGCCGCTTAATGGCAGCCAGCAGATCAGCACAGCAACGCTGACGCCTGCGGCCACGTTTACGGAAGATGAGATTCTGCCTGGCAGCTTCAGCAAAACCTACGTCAGTGCAGCAGAGAAGTCTGATGTAAACGTTGCTGTGCTGTTCCGCAAGAATGATCCGGACGCTATCGGCACACAGCAAAGCGTGCAGGTGCGTTACAGCGGCGTGAGCCTGGATGCTCCGGTTGAGCAGTTCGATATGTCGGACTTCTGCTCAAACCGCAATCATGCGATCATCTACGCCAAGCACTTCCTGGCACGGCGCCGCTACTCAGTGCATTCGATTGAGTTTGAAACGACGCTTAATACCACCGGATTGATCCCTACCAATATCATCCGGGTGCAAAAGCAACGGATCAGCAGCGCAGGCGACAACCGCACCGAGACGGAGTATTACCAAATCACATCCATCGATCACAACACTGACGGAACCACCACCATTGAGGCAACGCAGTTCCCGGTCAACGGCAGTACCGTGCCTATCATCAGCAGTGAAGTGCTCAGCGGCAGCTTCACAGTCGTCTGATGGCAACCTTTCCCTCGCTAGCACCGCGTACTAGATCGCTCAGCTTGGGCGATATTCCGCAACAGGTTTACAAAGGAACCAGCGGCGGTGAGGTGCGCTTTAAGCAGGGCTCAGCGTATGTCGCGCAACGGTTGACGCTTGGCTACGAATATTTGGCTGAATCTGAAGCGCAGCAGATCCTCGATCACTATGCCGGACAGGAAGGCAGCTTGATTCCATTTGATGTATCAGCTGCCGTGTGGGGTGGCTACACAACGCCGCCTGTTAGTGCCGCTAGTTATAAGTGGCGATATGCGGGCGCCTTTGATGTGAGCATTGCATCGCCACGGCGCTACAACCTCACGGTTGAACTGGAAACGGTGCCGATCTAGCCATGGCATTCCCTGCTCTCATCCCATCAGCTCGCACCTACGTGCCCGGCAACGTGCCGCAGGTGCAGCAGATTGCACTATCCGGCAGCACGGTGAGCTATAGACAAGGCAATCGTCGCGTAGAGCAAACCCTGCAGTTGGCCTTCAACAACATCAGCGAGGCTGATCTCAACCTGATCAAAGCGCACTATCTCGCGCAAGATGGCAGCTACGGCATTTTCTACCTTTCGGCTGAGGTGTGGAACGGCTACACAACGCCGCCGGTGCCGCTGCTGAGCGATTACGCATGGCGCTACGCCAGCGCTCCGGTGATCACGGATGGATCCTGCGATCTATGGAGCGTTGAGGTTGAACTGACAACCTATGCGATTGATTTCTCAGATTTGATCTTCGATGCTGGTGGCGCTGCTGCCAGTCCAGCCCGCACCTATATCCTTGATGCAGGTGCTGCGTCCGCTACGCCGGCACGCAATTATGTAATCAATTCCGGTGCATCCAGATGAGCATTACGCTTTCAGCCCTGCAAAAGCAACGTCGCGACAGTGCCGCCAACTGGACAGCTGAAAATCCAACGCTGCTGGCTGGTGAGATCGGGATTGAATCAGACACTGGATATTGGAAGGTGGGTGATGGCAGCACCGCGTGGACATCGCTCGCCTATATCAGCGGTTTAGGAGCTGAGATCCCGGTATCGCGGTTGGCTGATGGCAGTGCCCGGCAGCTGCTGCAGACCGCAGCCAATGGCACAGATGTGGAATGGACAAGCAACGTCGATATCCCTGGCACGCTGGACGTGACGGGTGCGGCCACGTTTGATGCGGCTGTCACGATCCAAGGCAATTTAACGGTTAACGGCACCACAACGACAATCGATACTCAGAATCTGATTGTCGAGGATAAGAATGTGATCATCGGTCAGGTGACAACACCGACCGATACAACGGCAGACGGTGGCGGCATCACGCTGAAAGGCACCACCGATAAGACGATTAACTGGATCGACGCCACTGATGCGTGGACAAGCAGCGAGCGTTTTAGTGTTCCGACTGGTACGGCTGGCGCGCCGTCGCTGACGTTTACTGGAGATCCAAACACCGGCATCTACTCCCCCGGCGCAGATCAACTAGCCCTCGCCACTAATGGTACGCAGCGTCTGCTGATTGATTCCAGCGGCAACATCAATATCGACAGCAATACGCTCTACGTTGATGCAACGAATAACCGGGTAGGTGTGGGGACTAGTAACCCTGGTTACAAACTTGATATAGGCGGAGAGACGGCTCAATTTCCCGTTGCATTAAGGATTCTTGCTACAGCGCATGCCACATCTAGACGAGCCGCAATTTCCTTAAATGATGACTGGCTAATTTTACAAGATTCACAAGGCAACGGCACTAAAGATTTTGGTTTTTATTCGTCCGCACTTACTCGCAGTGTGTTTACTATAGATACCTCCGGCAACGTAGGGATTGGCACTACTAGCCCACAGGCAATGCTTTCCGTTTCTGACGGGACTGTAACTGGAGAAATTAATCCGTACTCAGCATCCAGCACCTGTTTTA